AATTTAGAACAACAAACTAAATTTCCTGACCCCCAGTAGAGGGGAGCTATCAACCAACTTAAGGTGGGCGACCGCTCACACGAACTAAACTCGCGCAGTGCTTTTAACAAACAACAAACTTGCCTTATCCCAACGTGTTGGTACACAGGCGAAGCTCAAGGGCCCCAGTTAACAAGTCCCCTAACCCCAGTAGATCCATTGTTACTCATGACTCCGTCAGGATAGGCCCTCAGAAACATAAGATAGAAGTCATCTCCGGCCGCTTTGGTCAAGTACTTTGTGGCAGTGCTTGACGAGAAAGCGATCTGGTCATTAGGTAAAACATCCGCATTCTGAAACGGAACTGGAACAGGAGGATGCATAACAAACTCAAGTGCTTCGTTATTCCTACTGTTAACCATGAAGGCGGACTGAGCTTTCGACCCATTGACGATGTAGACTGACATATTGTCTGTTGTCGACATCTTCTGAAGGATGCGAAACCGTATAGAACCCCTTCTAAAACGGAAGAAAAGCCCAAACCTCTCTATTCCATAGACCGGAACTCCGGAACTTCCTGGGTTCCAAATGGTGGCCCCTCCAGCGATTTGCGCATAAGCTTGGAAAGCGTGGAGGTGATCTCTAAGAGACCGGACGTCATCATACCTAACGATGTTGTCCTCCAAATATGGACCCATAGCGTCATGGAAACGTTCGAAAGGACGTTGGAAGTCTGAACGAGGGTTACTTGTGGGAGTAAAGAAGTTATCCAACAAACCAACAACCTTCATATCAGACGCCCCCGCCTTGTAACACAACACGGTAATAGGAGCCGCAACAGCAGGGTCAATCAAGGTCCAAGACAACAAACCCATAGTTAGGTAGTACGTCGGAACCGCCGTAGAACTACTCATGTTTGTGTACTCCAGGTAGGGAAGTTCGAAATCGACCTGTGTGTCCCCAGAGATATCAACCACATGGTGGTACGTGTTAGTCCACTCATTAGCTGGAACTGAAGCCAGCGAAGAAGAAGACAACCAGAACACCAAAGACACCTTGTGGTAAATTGAGGCTATTATGTAACCCTTAAACTTAAAAGAACCAGACCAATGGCTATGCCAACTGATCACCGTATCAACAAACGTTGGTTTCTCATACGACTGAGAAGGCCCCAAAGTACAAACCCGCTGGGGGGTCGAGCTAGCCTGAACCGTCACTATGTTTGTCAACATCGGAGTTCCCATTATGTAGTCAAAATCCATTTCGTCACATTCCGATCCGCCTAAACCACGGTAATACGGCAACATCCTATTAGGATTTCGATTCATTGAAGGAGCCACGGTTTTACCTTCTGATGCGTTCATGTCTGGGTACGTCAGCTGTTTCACATCCTTAGTACTCTTCGCCACCGATTGGTTATGAAACTTAGAAAACCCACTAGTCAACGTGAAACCATCCTCCTCCACCCTAGTTGTTGCGCTAGTGGCACTAAGCGATGTTGCCCCATCGGGCATAAAAACCTGAGCGTTTCTAAACTGCATGCTCACGATAATGCGAGCACTAGCAACCTCTGTGGTAATACTGGTTAGTGGAGCTAACACTTTAATTTGAAACATACCCCATATTCCTGGAACGTTAGGTGCCGACAACATATCCAAGAAGCGAAATGGTAGAATGTAAGGAACATCCATCACACTTGCTTCTGAGGCCGATGCCGACACTATCACATGCGGGCTTCCGGATGATCTGTAAAGATTATTTCCGGTAGCATAGGGATCCAAGTATGGTAAAGGGGTGTACTCAACCATAAGAGCACCATAAGTGTTCTTTGGAGCCACTACCCTCACTGTTATTCTGGTGTCAGCACGAAAGTACTTGTAACCTTTGAGTCTATCAGCCATAAGAGCGTTGTTAAGCAGATCTGCCGGAGTGTCAAACTGATTCAAAATAGCTCCTGGGGAGGATGCTGGATTCCAGGTTATGGTTTGAAAAGTGACCGCTCTTTCCAGCGTCTTACTAAGGTCAAATCCCTCCAAATTGGATATTGGAGGTGGTTGACCCTGGTACAACATCTTATTTAACATCACTTCCGTTGTGTCATGAAATTCGCCTAACTGCGTTTCCTGAGTGACAGCCACGTCCGTTCGAACCTCGCGACCAGCAAACTCTTCATTAAGAGTTGACTTCACATGATCATTCTGGAAGTGGGAAGATCCGGATTGCATCTCAAACACCAACGGTGAGTTTTTATGAACTAAACCGTGGTATCTATTGGGCCTTGGTCTAAGGACGTAATTCCAAACAAATAGAACACCAATCAAACCTGCCAACACAAAGGTAACCCACAAGAGAGCAACCACCACTATAGCATAGGCTAGTGGCATAGCAACGGCTAGTGAGGTCAAGCAATGCAGCCAATGGCAGAGCGTAAACTCCCAAGGTTCATACTCAAAGAACCCCAAGTTAAGAGGGTACGCCACGCACTCTTGTGGCTTATATACGACAAGTGAAGCCACCACAGACTGGGTGTAGGTTAGAGGACCCTGCACGTAGTCCGCGCTTTGCAATTCAAATGTCCAATCATCGCCTAGGCTTTGAAGTTCAAAACACCACCCAGAAGATCCTTCCACAAAACATGGGACTTGCATGTCCGCAGTAAGAACCTGTCTTGGCCTAGCATTTCGAGGGAGATATGCTGGATGAGCCACCTGGTGTTCGCACTGGTACTTCAGAGCAAAGTACTCGTGGTAAGTCTTACAACAGGCCCTGAGAGCAAGAACGGTTTCCTTAGGTAAGTATTCCGGTTGAGAACCCTTACCTTTAACCATACTAACCTTCGTAGTCTCCAAGTAGTGAAAGAATTGATCCCGTTTCAGCTCAAAGACATCCTCGGGATGATGGGATAACTCCATAAACATGGAGGTGGCCGCAGCAATCAACAACTCAATGGCCTCGTTGTCAGACCCCCGACGCCAATAGACAGATTCTACCACAACTCGCAAATCTAGTGGAGCATGAAGCCCATCAAACTTGCGACCTAAGTACCTTATATCTGTCAAGGTGTCATGATGGAGCTCCTTACCTTTACGCCAATCCGTGTAATCCATATCAAAACACTCTTTCATATGTCGGGTCATAACATCGTATGACAATCCAGGGCGCGAGCACGTGATAACATTGTCATCACCGTTAACTGCTATTTCGTACTCACATGGTTGGATACCCATGACGTTAGTCATAACGTGGTGTATCATAACAGTTCCATTCAAAGAATTACCAACCCCTGTAAAACCATCACCAGATGGCCTTCCAGTTGCCGCACGGTACATAACGTTAAACACTATATGAGTGGCCATAGTCAAGGAATCCATAAAAAGAAACCTAGCCCTAGCCATAACAGGCCCATCGTTGTACCACCAGTTCAAAAATCGAACTGTCTCCTCAGCAACGAATTTTGGGACTTTTCCATCAAAATTGGAGAAGTCTCCAGATATAACAGAGCCCTTATGTTTGTCTAACCGAGATGCCAACTGGGGCCACTGGACACCGTGAGCGTCGATTCCCAATGTTATGGGAGCTGATACACATTTTGATTGTGCGTAAGCAACAAAGGCACCAAGCAACATCCGACAAACCAATAAGGCGTCCACTGGACTAGCCGAAATCACTCTGGTTTTACCCAAGTTTCTCTTCTCCTCGGGCCGGGTCTCATCTTTGAAATTGTCGGCGTACACAGGCTCTATGGGTCTACCTTCCATCAGGTCATTCCACATAGTGTTGAACGCTAACTCAAATGCTGGCTTCATGGAAAGCACGTGCGTTTCAGGATCCTCATGGATTTGGTTTCTTTTGCCAATTCCATGCTCAAGGGTGAAAGGATAGCCAGGACTTTTATTAATGTTAATCCTTGGCAAATTCCACCCTTCCACTCCATTCAAGCCCTCGTGAACCGACAGAACTCTACCATAATTTGGATCACGGGGATAACACTTTCTTAAGTAGTCTTGGGTGGCAAAAGGAAATTCAAAACCTTTCTGAGCCACCTGCTGAACCTTAGATAAGGCAACCTTAAGGGGGTTAACCTCGACACCATTAACCATCTTTATATCCAACATGGCTGGCACTTGCACCGGTGGTCCATCCCAACCCCAGGCCGGACTACGACCAATGTTTGACTTTGTTTGAACCCGGGAAGCCTTGGCCAAGGGTACAATTTTAAGTGGATCTAAAGGGAAACCAACCAGCATTTTGTGCATTGGATCAAATATCTCCTTGGATTGTAGCTCCATCTCAGTTACAGGGTTTAAAAGGGAAACCATAGTAAGGGCTTGGGATCGAGACACAGGGATTGAAATACCAACTTCGGCTCCATCCTTTCTGTTGACACCTACATGTATACCCAAAAGGACTGGTGATCCCCCCTTACCCATAGCTACCAACAGAGCCCCAGAGTCACCTTTAATGGATTTGCAAAAGTAACCAAGCGGATTAGTCACCACAAATCTTTGATTTAGTGCTCCATACTCAACATTGGAAGTGAAGGTGGTTTTGTTCACTGGCTTTATGTCTGGGCCATCAAAGGTGGCAACCATGAGGTGCATCTGTGCCCCTGCCGGAACATCCCAACCAACTTCCTTTGTAACAAAGTGATCGATTAACTGAACCGGCTTGGGAAACTTCTTCGGCATCCTAAAGGCAACCACATCAATAGTTGTCATCATAGCATAGTCATTTTCTTCTGAAGGAAACGGCGCCGTGTAAGTGCATCCATTTATTCTCATAAGTATGATAGTGTGAGGTTTCCCTATCCACTTAGCATAAAAATGAGAAACAGTTAAGCAAACCCCATCTTTAAGATGGTTGCAAACAGCTCCTCCAGAATCTATTGGTCCAACACCAAGCGCCATGTGACTAGCATCTCTGTATTGTTCTGCGGCCACGTAGATGGCACCTTTAGACAAACTTTGCGTAATGGCCCGCATGTAGTCAAACGGACCATTCTGTGGATCCATGGTCCACAACTCATCATTCCTACGACGAACACTCTTGGAAACCATCTCACCCCAATACTTACGAGCAGCTCTAGCTCCTCTATATTCCTCAGGTAGACCACTAGTAGTGATAAACTTAGGGAAGAGGTAACTACAAACTGGCTGGGCCACTGCTGCCCCCAACAACAAAGCAACGGCCGTGATGTAGTAGGGGTAATACGCAGTGTCGGTCCACTCAAAGAGACCAAGTCGCATAGTCTCAAGAAACACCTGGATAGGAGAATAAGGCAGGTCATTATTAGCTTGCAAATTCATCATCCCAACCACCACGTCGCG